GGAATTCTATCTTCTTGCGGCAGGAACGAGGAAAAATTATCTACAAAGAATCCTGATTTAAATCTATTCAGTCCATCTGCGTCTGGGACAAATAAGTTGGATGTATTTGTTTCTAATAGTGATAAGGTTGTATAATATTCTAGATTTTTAATTCTATTTTCAAGTTGCTTAATATCAACCATTCTATATCTTTTATGCTCTAAAAATTCAATAGAAGCTTGACTTGTAGAATACAAATATGGAGGTAAGTCTATGGTTGCAATCTCTAAAGAATCATCAACTGAGACTGGTTTTTCTGGTTTTTCTGCAGGAGCACCGTATTTAACTTGAATTTTTCCATCTTTACCTAGATAAATTCTATCTATTCTTCCGAGATAGAAGGAGAATGTTGTTAAAATAGTTTCATCAGATGCTAAAACACTTGTAGATGAATTTCCTGTAGAATCAAACGCTCTTCCAAGAAATTCCAATGGAGAGCGACTATTTTCAGAAATTGAATAATCAGAAACTCTAGGTCTAATGTCTAAAATATCAGTGACTCTAGCACCATCAACTGATGGTATTTCTAAAGAATAACTAAAGGTATCATACGAACTTGCAGTTGTTATGTCTCCATCATCGGTTGAATCATAATATCCACTACTAAAATAAACTTTTATTTTTTTCTTTGGTTCAAGCACTGTGGCCTTTCTAGACAAATAACCATGTCCATAATTAGTTCCAGTTTGTCCAGTATTAAAACTATAATTAAATGATATGTCAAAACTTGGAGTGTCTAGTGTAACTATCTGCGCTTTTATTTTACTTTCATCAAAATTAATAGTTTCACCTTCATTGAAAGTGTTTTGATTTTTATAAATGAATGAAATCTGAGACGCTGTTAATTTTTCTGCAACGATTCCAATCGCTCCGCTGGTTTGTCCTACTAATTCTTCACCAATAATCAATTCAGAAGTGGTGGAAGATGGACTTGTAATGGAGGCAAGGACGACTTTTGGTGGTGAGGGATCAGTGGTATCTGCAGATTCGTATATTCCATGAATTTCAACAACATCTGCTGTATTGAGAGAAATAATATCATCCTGAACTCTTGTTCCATATGGATATTCACCGTAGATTAGTCCATCATTAAATGTTGTGCCTCCAATTCCAGAGCCCTCATATTTTGAATTGCTTATTAGAATAGATTTTACTCTATTTTTTCTCTTTACCTTTGATTTTGGATTTATTTTTTCTAATGTTGCGGTTAGAGTTGCGTCAGTATCATTAGATCCAAGATTATAAATTTGTAGTTGTGTGCCTCCAGCTATAAAAGAGAACATGTCTGCAGTTAATGTTTCAACTGTTCCATCAGACCTAGTTAAAGAATACCTTTCAACATCAAATGCGGAAAAAGTTTCGTTTGTTCCAGCAGTTACAGTTGCAGATAGTTGATTTTGAGAAATATTAACTGTAAATATTTTTCTAATTTTTAATATTGAATTTGAAATATTAACACTAGAAATGTTATTTTTTGGTAGTTTTGTATATAAAGTGTTGTCTAATGATGATTCTAAATCTGTTCTAATTACTTTTAAATCAGTAACTTGTAAAGAAGATATTGATGGTAAAACTGAAGAGGTTATTCCAGATACAGTTTGAATATTAGTTACCTCTACAACTGTAGTTCCAACACTAACAACTCTCGCAAAAACAGGGTCTGGAAGAGTTGTGTCGGTATAGGAAATTAGATTATTTTTAAATAAACGATTTACGCCTGGGAATAATGGATTTGATGATCTTATTGTGCTTGTTAAGAGTGGGTTTGATATTATAACCTCGTCTCCCGCGACAAGTTTGGAAATCCTTGAGAACGTTACTGCAGTTCCAGTTATCATTGAAGAGACATTATTAAAAGTAACCGCTATTCCTGCTGATATTGCAACTCCAGCAGTATTCGCCACTCCAATATTTACAAAAGTATCTCCAACTGAAACAATAGTAACATTTGTAAGAGCAGTCCCTACAGACATAGAGCTGACATTAGCGACAACTCCAGTTACAATTCCAACAAAAATTGAAGTTGATCCAATTCCTACTAAAGAACTAACTGTTGTTTTTAAAGGTGAATTTAGTGTTGATCCAGATGAAACTATGACAAAAGTATTTCCGACTGCAACAATAGGTGCTGCTGTTAAACCAGTTCCAACTGTAATACTACTACCAATTGTAACTCCTGCTGGAATATTATTCACAAAAATTGTTGTCGATCCAAATCCAACCGTTGTTGTAATTCCAAGATTTATTGTTGTTGATATTCCAACAGAATCAACATGTGCTGAACTAAATTGAATAAATGTGCCGGCAACAGAAACTATAGGAGCATTAGTTATTCCTATCCCATTTACTTCACCCGCAGTAATAGAATTTCCTATTGAAATTGAAATATCATCAATTCCATTTGAACTGTATTGAATGGAATTTAAATATACGACTGTAGATCCAACACCAACTGTGTGTGTTATTCTTGTTCTAAATAACTCTTCATTTTGAAAATAAGTTTGAACCCCAACAGTTGCGATACCTATAACTCCAGTTGATGATTGAATTACATCAGCGTTAAAAGTTTTTGCTGCTCCGACTTTTCCATAAACTGATTTTATATCTGATATTCCATGTGCGGTGACTGCTACACCAATCAAACCAGAGTTAATACCATTAAATGAGAGAGACTCATTTGGAATAAATTTACCTTTAACATCATATAAAATTACTGATTTACCTGAAGTTACATTGCTTCTTAGAAATCCAGACGCTCCACTATTATTGCCTTTTACATGAGTTGGAAAAGTAAGAGTTGTCTCATGGTTTAAATGCAATTTAGTAAATGGTTGAATATCAAAAAGAGACACATGCCATTCATTTAAATTCTTATTTGATGAATTATATGAACCAGACTCTAATTTGAAATCATAAACTCTGGCTAATCCTATTTCTGAACCAGCCGCAGTGGTGCTTGAAGATCCAACTCTCTGGTCTCTTAAACTTAAAACAAAAGTATTTCCTAATCCTACTTGTGGTGCTCCATACACTTTATTGAGTCTTAGTGTTGGACCAGTGTTGTAAACTAATGATTGATTTTCTAAAGTTTTTGTAGTTCTTGGTTTATCTACATCTAAAAATGTTGTTGAAATCAAATCAACCTCATATCCTCTAACAAAAGCTTTGCCTGGAGAAATTTGATAAAGTGCCAAGTTGTCGCTTGGAGTTGCTCCACCAAAAGTAAATTGACCCCTATTGAAAACACCACGATTTCCTTGATTATCATTTAAAGAATCTTTTACAGAAATTTCAAAAGGTGATACTACATAATCACCAGATTCGGCATAGGTTCTTCTAGCTAATTCATCAGAAATAATACTGTAATTTGATGTTGTTTTATTTACACGAATAACTCCATTTACAATAGTTGCAAGTTCGATGAAGTTATTGTCGTCAAAGTCTGTCAAGGACTTTTTAAATAAAAATGTTGATATTTTTAATCTATCCGCACCAGGGGCTGCATAGTTGTTATTTCCCTGAGAATTATCTGTGAGTCTTTCATCAATATCAGAAGTAATAATTTCTTCATTAATATACAAACCAATTCTATAACTTGGTTGATTTGTATATTGGTCTAATATTAAAGTTTCAGTATCTACATTTACAAAATTTCCTCTAATAAAATAAACACCTTGAGAGATATTAAATGACGATCCAACCGCAGTTGCATTATTTGCTAAAGTTAGTGCAAATGGTTCATTTGCTTGAATTGTAGTATTCCCTAGAAGACCTGATGTGATAACAATACTCGATGTTAAAAGTTCTCCATCGGCAAACTGTTGAGTTGAATTATTTTGTGTGCTAGAATTTAAATAATTGATGTATAGTGTCAGATTTCCTCTTCCAGAATCTTGTGGAAAAAGCACTTTATCTACAACGGCAGTTACACCCGAAGTTCTTCCCGTTATTTTTGAACCAATTAATTGTGAAGCATACGCAGAAACTGGAATTCCAAGATAATCATTTTGAAGTTGAACTGCATAGTAAATGGCATTATATCCAGTATTACCTGGAATAACCTTGGCACCCTCTTTAAAAAAATGCTGCCCAAATCTTTCGATTTGATTTTGTAATATTGATTGTAAAGTTGTTAGTTCTCTTGCTTGAACTGGATATCCTGGTTTAAAAAGAACCCTATGATAGTCATCGCCAGGATTAAAGTCATCAAAATACGGTGCTACGTTGAGATTTGTTTGCTGAGACATAATTTTTTAGAACTGCAAAATGACTTTAATATCTTCTTTTTGATTTGATGATCTTGTAATTGAGGGTCTATTATCAACGTAAATGATATTTCCTGAATGTCTTTTTACTTCTGGACTTGATATCCCACTAGAAAAAGTTTGACCAAGATAATATGTTCTATTATTTATTACCGTAGATATACCGCTGTAATTATTATCAATTGTTAAACTTCCCACTGATCCACCAGCAATAGTTAATGTTCCTCCACTTGCTGGTGAAGAAGTAAATTCTGTTAAATCAAACCCATAACTTGGATTTGATTGTGCAGTTCCAACTGTATTAAATCCAGCAAGAGTTTTATCTTGCCAATATTTCAAAACTCCAGTTATTTGATTGTAACTAATCACTCTACCAACTGCAGTTGTTCCAGTTGAAACAGTTTGAGTTATAAAAGAATCTGCAGTAAAAGTTGCAGAACTATATCCTGCTCCAGTTAAACGAAGAGCATTAACTGCGCTTGCTCTATCTGCTGTTAATAATGTTCCTGTTGTCACTTCTGGATTTTCGATAATACCCACTCTTGCGATTTGATTCCCTGTGATAAAATCTGGATTTTCGTTGTTGTTTTCAATTCTTGAGTATAGTAAAACATTATATGCACCAAGTTCCCTATAAATATCATATCCATGACCACCTCTTGGTGATATAATTACATCAAATGTTGGTCGTGTTGTTCCCGTTGGCACATTTCCTCCAACTAAGTCAACATTTGCATAAGTATATGCAGACCCCTGGTTTGATATCGTTACAGTTTCTACTTCTTGGTCATTATTAATAACAATTGTACATTCTGCTCCACTACCATCTCCCTTAATCGGAACTCTGGTATACGTCGTATTTGCAGTTCCTATTCCAACACCCCTATTTGTGATGGCCACAATTTTTATTGATCCATCAACTGCATTCTGTCTCACAGCAGAATTATCAGATGAAGTTGCCCAGCCTGTAGGAACAGGAATAAAATCAGTGGATTCGAATTTTACAACATCTGCGGGTTTAATAGTATAAAGATATTTCCATATATATCCATCTCCACTTGAACCAGCTGCTCTTGGTTCTAAGTCAGTGAAAAATGGTTCATCAAGGGATGGCTTTCCATTCGGAGTTTCGGGGGTCATTCCATTTTGTAAGCAAATATAAACTCTATATTCGCTGTTCATTACAAAATAAAATGCAGAGTATAGATTTGTTGCTCCCGAAACTTTAGCTATATTCGTTCTGCTATAATCATGACGATACATATCATAAGTTGTTCCAGAGCTCCAAGTTCTTTTTGGAACAACTTGGCGAGCATCTGAAGAATTAATTTTCTTCAGAGCAATCATTGTATTCCAGTAACTATTTTCCTCATTAAAATTGTCCTTAGGAGCTGGTGGATTTTCGTCCCAGTCAGTTTGATACTCAGATGGATTTGGTAATCCGATAAAAGAATAATATGAATTTGCAGAGGAACTCACACCAGATACAAAATTTTTGGCGTTTAATATTCTAATCTGATCAGTTATAATTGCAGACATTTGCTGTTATTTTTTTAGTTATTTATTAAGCATCTTAGACTGATGGATAAATTGTGAGTGTTCCACCCATTCCAGCATGAGCAGTGCATTGATAATACAGAGTGTTTGGAGCATTAAATGGAATCTCAAATCTTAGAGTTCCATTTGATACATTATTATTTGTCACTCCATTATTATATTCAGTTCCTGCAGAACCATTTGGAGTGCTTTGAATTCTAAATGGATGAGCACCCATATTATTCACAAACTCATATACTGCACCTCTTGCGAGATAGAGAGCGGGGTCATTTGTTGTTTCTGTAAATCCAATTCCAGTAAAAGTATAATCATTAGATCCGCTTGCTCCAAGAGTCCATTTACCACTCACTATACGTGATGCATCACCAAAATATGTGGCACCAGTTACGACACCAACAGTTGAAACACCAGTAACAAAAAGTTGAGATGTTGATGTTCCACTACCAA